ATTGCTTTATTACCAGCAGCCGTTATATCGCTTATACGTACTTTCGGCAAGGTTGCTTGAGCGTTAACGTTTCCACTCACGTTTTTAATTACTAAAGCAGCGTTTGCTTCTAATTTCATGCTCTCCGCTGTAGTGTTACCGACAGTCAACCAAACTTGATCATTACCTCCTACTATCACAGCATCGTTCTTAGCGACTCGTACACCCGTAATAAACGCATTTGGCATTGCGGGTGATGAATCTTCGTTTGCAGAACCATCGCCTAACGACCTATGTCCTACTCGTGTTCTTCCAAAAAGTAGGTTATCTTCATTAGTTTCTGCTATACTTGGAGATTGCTGGTAATTGTATACAACAAGTTTTCCTCTTACGTTTGTTCTTCCGGAAGCTTCCCAGGTAGGATGACCTGCTTGAAGACTTATGGTTTGCGTGTCAAATCCTAATTCACCTACTGCTCCGCCAGTACTTGTAAAGTCAGCCGAGTTAAGATCAACTGAGAGTGCTGCAACTCTATCGCGTCTAACTTTAATAATATAAGTAAGAGCTAGGTAAGGCTGATAGGTCGAGTGTGTCGACCCAAGATACATTACACCCGTCTTTTCGGGGATGGTGATGTTATGTGAATGTCCGAGCGCGGCGGCGTTTCCGCCTGCAGTAGAGGTGTTTGAACCTGAGGTCCTTACTCCAATACCGGACCCTACATCTGCAAGTTGTTGATCGGCGAGGCCTGTGGTCGCACCAAACCTACCCGGGAAAGCGCCGGCGATGTTATATCCAGACGCGTGATTGTGAGCTGGCAATCCTGATTGGTTTGCAGAGAGCCTAGTCTGCGCCGACGAGAATGCGTCGTAGGCAGGTACTGTTAGACTCTGATTTGAAATTGTTATACTGCTTACCTCCGAAGCACTACCAACTCCAAAGTTAGTAACACCGGTGTGTCTTCCTACAACAACCTTTTGTTTTAAATTGGGTATTTTAAAATTGCTTATACCACTACCACCATAAACATTACCAATTGCATCAAATAACGCTTGAACTTCACCAGACTCGATTAGTCCAGAAGCTTCTAAGCCACCTGTGCCTTTAACTTGTTGTCCCAAACATTCAACCCAACCAGTTGGTATAGTTGATGATTGGCCGGCCCATGGAACTACAGATCCAATTGGCATTGTTTCGTCTCGATTGAATACCGTTTGATTAAATGTTTGCGCACCAAAGTTCAGCCATTGAAGAGTACCATTACCATCGGTGTCACATAAAACACGATTTACGTTTCCACTCACCGCGCCTGTATTACGGCCGGTCGGCCATTTGTATGTCAAATTTCTGATTTGCGTGATACCTTCGCCTCCAGTAACTTTCAGTTGAGTTGGAAATTCAGAGTATCTATCAGCAGAATTAGTTGCAGCAGTGCCAGGATGTATTATTAATCCTTCTTTAAGTTCTCCATCATTATTCGTACCTACGTTCTGTGCTGTACTAAACACAAATTGACCAGCACCATCTCGATTGCCCGCTATCTTTACACAAGAAATTCTTCCAGCTAAATGTGTATGATCAACTTTAAAGTGAGGTGTAGCGCTTAACGTATCTGAACCTGTAGAATCAGGAACATGAAAATCGATTGCAGGCCCATGTCCAGCGGCCGAGGTACCATCATCAACACCTAAGTTATCACCAATCGCTAAAGTAAGCATAGTGGTTGATGTCCCACCTCCAACGCTATGATCTTTGGTTTGACCAATAAACAATTGTTGCTTCATGCTATTATGCATGCGTGGATCATTACCATCGGCTATAAGATAACCAGCCGCAAGATGAGAATGACCACTTAAGTTATCAGCGTAATTAGCAAAGTCGTCAGAATATTCACCTTCCTTATAGCTACTATCTGAACTAAATCTAAATACTCCACCATTAGGATCAGTTCCTGTAGCGGTATCATCATGCCACAGGTGATCAATGTTAGACGAAGAACCTTGGTTAAAAATAAGTGCGTGTGAATTAGTGTCAATAGATCCATTAATAAACGCAGCCGTAGATGTGCCATATTGCGCCTGCACATCGTTATGACCTACATAAAGATTAGCGCTAGGTGCACCATCAGTTGAATCGTGCGAATCAAGAATTAATCCTGCTGGCATTCTATCTACTTGGATGCTTTGGATAATTACATCATCGGTGCTGTCTTCCCAAGCTTCTCCAGTCGTGGTATCTGATGTAGCATTATAAGATACATACTGATTAATAAAAATAATGTCAGCAAACTTTGCACCTGGATCAAATTTGGTGCTTGCGTTTTCGCCAGATGCGTTAAATCCATTTATAATCGCGCTATATTCTGTTACAGCATTATTTGTAAGTTCCTCATCATTGGCAAGACCATAATTAAAAGTAAATGCATTATCTGTACGTAGCGCTTGCAATTCAGTGTTTAGTCCAATAAATCCAAGAAATATTCGATTCACGCCACTTGTTGCTAAATTTTTAATTCTTACTTTTACTCGGTACTTTGCAAACTCGTCAATAGGCATCCTTGTAGAAATTCTAGCCCATTGCCTCATTTTTCCGGTAACTGAACCCTGAGTTTGATCTGCAGCGTTGGCCAATGTAAAGCGGACACCACCTTGTGCCGAATCATACGTTACTGAATCACTGGGATTCCATAGACCAGCAGAGCCATCAATTGGGGATTCAGTTCCTGTCGTTGCACCAATGGGCAAGACTGCAGCTCGACTAACTCTACCACTCCAATCGAAATCACCTAGATAAAAGGATCCACCGATTACAGTACCTGTTCCTTGATCTGAACCAAGACCATTAGTAATACGCCGCCAATCGTTAAACGTTGTAGCTCCAGTGATTGTTTGAAAGGGTAAATGATCTATGTCTGTATTCGCCATAATGTTATTTATCTATTTTCTTAGCTAGTTTTTCAACTAAAGAAGTAAGTGTTTTAACTTGACTTTTCAAATCATCTACTTCTTTTTCTTTTTTTCGTTTTTCTTCTTTGCGCTTTTTTATGGCGTCGTATAGTTTTAAATTGCGATTGATAAGAGCACCAGTGTTTAAATCCTTTTCAAAGTTTTTATTTTCTTTTACGATCTTTCTCATGTTAATCCGCTTCACCGAATGTTGCGATCGATCTAAAATCTTTTACTGTTGGAACATACCTATGATCAGAACTTGTTAAAACAACTCTTACTGCAAAGGCATTAAATTCTAAAGTACCGAATGGATCACTACCACTTGTATCATCTATTGCTGATGTATCAAAATCAAACTCTACTTCGCTATATGTTAATCCATCAGAGTTAACTGGTATTGGTGAAGTTGGTTTAATTTCATACCATTCTACACTAGAATAATCTTCATCACCCGCTCTAAATTTGACCAGAAGCTTTACATCAGTATTTTTATCAGGTCTATTCACAAGAAGATAGGAAGTTAATCTATCGGCTGGGTTATTTAAAATCACAGACCGTGTGATGTAATTAGCTTTTGTACTAAGTAGTCCTGTGCGTGTAAGGTATAGATGATCATCACTTTTTCGTGCATCGTTATCAGCAGAATCTGTTGTAGAAGGTATATCGTTTGCATCAGATCCAGTTGTATCATTTGTCATTAGTGCCAACTCGCTGTTTCCTGTAGTTGGATTATTGATCAGATTAAATATAGAAAGTATTGATAGTCTTTGTGAATCAAGCATAGGAGTAATATTCGTACTCGTAGTACTTAAAGTCGCTACTACTGTAACTTTATTCGTGTCACTAGTTGGTCCTGTTGCGCCAATAACCTTATCGGTTGTAGATACGATATTAGTTGTATGCGGAATAATAGCTGCAGCGCTATCGCTATCAAACTTATATGTGTAAGAAATATTAGTTCCAGGAAGTACAACTTCTTCTGCTAATAGCTGAATATACGAGTTTGAAATAGTATTCAATACCGCGGTTGTGCCTGGTTGAGCAGATACACCACCGCCCGAGAATGTTAAAGTAGGAGGACTAATATATCCACTTCCTTTATTTTCTATTATTACACCAGTAACTACAGTGTTTCCTGCGTTCATTACTGCCGTTCCAGTTGCTCGTGTTCCGCCATTAGTTGGCGCACTAAATACTACAGTAGCATTAGCCGAACTAAATGTACCTCCGCTGTTTATTGTTACGCTTTCAACTGAACCATCATGTTGTGTTTTAAACGTAATTGATTTAGTAGTCGAAGGATCGTATACTGCTTTCTTAATCTTAAATTTAAAGTCTCTATTTTGATTAGGTGTCCATGTAGAAGCATTCTGCGATTTAAACGAAACACCAGCATAAGGATTCTTAGCAATTCTTTGATTACCAGCGCCAGGCGTATTATCATTGCCACCAACTTCAGCCATATACAACATATATTCAGGAGAATTCGATAATACTACAATAGCATACTCAACGCCTGGTTGCAAATGTACAGGTTGATCGTAAGTAAAGTGTGTAGCATATTGCGCTCCAGTTTCGTTCAATGCACTCACGCTAGAATCATTAATCTCACTTTGAGATCTTGCTCCAATGTGACCGCGTAAACCAACGTTAGCTAAGTATGTCGCAGCGGATTGCGCTAGCGGAGATCCTCCGGAATCTGTTACAGATGTACTTGGATTTAAAATGACCTCAGTACCAGGAACAACCTTTTGTGTAGGTACACCATTTTCAACCGTAACTAAATGTGTTCTTACAGGAATTGTTTTGTGTTTCTTTTGGAAATATAATTCGATACCAGACGCCATTACACCTTCGTTATAATCACCAATAATAAATGATTGTGCTAAAGGATCGTAATAACGCACACCAGATGTATCACTCGTAGATACAGATGAGTTTCTTGACAAAAGTAACCTTTGAGTGTTGATTTGACCCGTCCTCGTAGTAATAATAGTATTTGCTTTTGTTTCAATCGAACCAGTTGCGCTGTATGCCGTTTGCGCTGTAGTAGTAGACTCTGCATCCTGATTTCCAACAGAATCTGTTAGTTTAAATACACGTTCACCGACCCTAAACTTAACAGAAGAATTATTTGGAATTAGAAATCTTCCTCTTAACACACCTTTATCATCAGTGATTAACTCATGCCGTCCAGAAAGAGGTGATCCTGCAGCAGTTAATTCACTTAGTGTTTTATCCTTAAAGGTCGGAACGGAAGTATCAAGTGCACTGCCATTTGTAACTTCTGCAAAATCACCGCCACTAGCCATATCTGAAATTGCTGTACAAAAGGATGAAACATCAACACCATCAAAATACACATAAAGCTTAGTGTTAGGTTTCATCAACTTAGCTTCAAAGGTGATTTGTCGCGACCGCATGAATGGAATAAAGCTTACATCAATAACCCTATTTCCAGAAGAACTTACAAAATCCTGGTGCTCAAGTGTACGACGGATACCCTCACGCTGTTCGAAAGTAGTCGTAATTGTATCTTTAACTTTACCTTTAATAGGTCTCCAATCTGTAAACCCAAGCTCGCGCTTTGCTGCAGCGTTAGCATCGGAACTGCTATTACCGATATGAACATTTCTACTTGTGGTTTCGCTGCCTCTCCAACTGACTTCCCATTCGTCCCAAACAGTTCCAAGGATATTCTGTTCGTTGGCCATTTGAACCATTTGATCATACTGCGATGTATCATTAATGATAATGTTAGGACGTTGGTCAGTTATTTTCCAATTGTCTGTTGTAGGGTTTAAAGAAACAAATCCTCGCCAATCAGCTAAGTCAAATGGATTTACACTTTCCGCAATTGATGCTAAAGGCTGATTAATTAGATCTGCTTCAGTAAAATCTAATTGAATAATGTCGCTATTTATTTCACTAGTAGTCGTTGGTTTTAACGACGTGTTATTCATTGAAAACTGCGGTCTTAAAACACCTTGCTTAGAGTCAATAGAACAAGCGTAGTCTGTGTCAGAAGGATTGCCAATATTATGACCAAAGAAACTATCAACTAAAATACCATTTTTAAATCTTACGTCTCCACCTGATGTAAAAATATCTTTATCTAAAGTTTCTTGTTCAAGCAATGAAAGAGATGTGTAATACTCCACATTTTTAATTCTTCGTGATAAAGCACCAATATCTCTCATGGTGTAACGTCTATTGTCAATATATTTTGGTACTATATCAGAAGCCTCTTCGGTGTAAGCGGGAACAGATAATTCATAAAGAGCCATTGACTCTTGAGGAGTTTCTGGCACTTTAGGAGAAGTGTCGGGTGCACCTTTAATTACCTTAAAGTCTCCTATAGAGTTTACTGTTACTAAGTCAGTTCTGCGATTATAATATTCTATAGATGTTAATTCGATAATACCACTTGGATCTATAGGAAATACTTTATCAAGTGCAGCGCCTCTTATCTTACGGAAATCAATGACATCAGACAACTTATCATTTTCATAATAAGGGATAAGCGGATAAACGCTAGCTGCATAACTATCTACTGAAAAATAGTCAAAGTCGCCAGAAGGATGAGCAAAATATTTAATACTAACTTTCCAATTCGTGGTGCTGTCGTAAGTACTAGTTCCGGTATAACGTACTCGAGCAATATCGTAGTAGTTATCGCGTTGTCCATTATCTAAAACATAATCACTTGGGGGAACAACAGTAAAAGAACCACTGCCATTAGCTTGTACTTTGACTTCAGTTAAAGCAATAACATCGTAATAAGCGGTGCCACTTGTTCCTCCAGAACCCGTGCGTATCTTGATGTAATCACCTTCGCCCGCTGCTTGATCTATAAGATCTACTACTAATGAAGTGCCGTCTACAGGAGTAAGTGTCTTTTGTCCTCTAGTCAAATTAGTGCTGTTTATTTGAAAAGGCGCGATGATCGAGGCATCTGTTGCACTAGCAGGTGAGTCAAGGTTATCAGCAAAATCCAATTGAACTGCAGCACTACCCACAGGATTCGTATTATCGCCCGGAGTGACGCTTAAATTCCTTTCAGCACCATCCGGATCATGCTGCGCCACATAGTCTGATGTTGCGTCAGAGTGAAATATGTTTCCAGTTCCTGCCTGAATTATTACACTAGTGCCTCCTTTACCTGTAAATACTCCGCGAGCCTTTATATTAGAAACAACAATAGATTTTACACTTTTTGCAGGAAGTGGTATAAGCAAATTGTTATTCGCAGAATCGTTAATCTTAAACGAACCATTTTTTGCTTCAAATTTGAAATTAGTTTGTTCTATAAATTTACCATCAGCAAGTGAAGCGCCACTTAGCATTACAACATCATAAATATATAGATGATAAACGCCATTAGATATTTTTTCTATATTGCGTACTCTACACGTTCCAACTTTCGTACCGGACGCGTTATCTATATCTGCAGTTACTTGTTCAACATCTCTAGGATCAAATAATCTATTATTAGCGCCGGTGTCCGTGAAATTACCAATAACAAATCCTCCAATTTGTGCTGAAACACTTTGCGATGAAAGAGAGTTTGTAGTACGAGACTTCTCAACAGGTATTTCTACTTTCTCATTAAGCGCGATTTGATAACCTGAAACGTATGCTGTAGAAGGTTCAAGACCTACGACAAATCTTGTATCGCCATAAGCGTTCGCGTTCGTATCATTATTAGTACCAATGTCAATATCACCTGCAGTGGCCAATGCTCGTATTTCAGTAGTAGTATATTTTCCTCGATTACCTAGTTCATCGTTTAAGTAATCTCTAATGTCGAGTTGAAATGGCTTAACCGCGTAGTTACCGCTTTCATCAAATGTTCTCTCGGCCAAAGTACGATCAAGTTGTGTGTATTCAGTACGTGCTGGAATCAAAGCCTTTGTCGCAGTAATCGATAAAAGATTTACGAATTGGCCGGCGGTGTCGCTTGCTAATACTTCTGTATTATTGTTTTTAATTATATCAACACTACTGACATCTCCCTTAATAGTGTTATCGTTAGTTAAAAACTTAAGCGCTAAATTAATTTGATATCTATTTGCGCCTGGTGCTTTTAGATTAGGTTCACCTGCAGCGTTGTCTAATAGATCTTGATCAGTAATAGCCGTAACTTCTGATTCAGTTACAAGCCAACAAACTTCACCATTTATTTCTTGTGTGTCGCCTGTTTTAGTAATAAAAACACTTGTTTTGTCGTTTACTACAAAATTGCCATTAATTAAAAATACGCCTTTATCTACTGTTGCTGATGCAGCGTGTCCAACTCGTATAACAGTTCCAAGCACTGCGTCGGTTATCACCTGTATTGTACCAGCAGCGTCTTTAATTTGATCTCCGCGGTTATATAACGTTTCACCTTGAGTAAATGTTTGATCAGCTGTTGTGCCGGCCGTATCAGATTTCATATATCTTATAAAAAATCTATAAGGAACTCCTGTATAATTTGCAGAAGCTTCATAACTTAATTTTTTATAACCTAAAATTTCTGCTTTTAAATTATCAGATGTGGTGTTCGCGCTGTCTCCAAAGTTAGTTAAATCAGCAATAAAACTCTCGTTGGTTCTTAAATTACTTGACTCACTCGCGTTAAAATCTAAATCAACGTAATATACATTTGTATCAAACGATGTTAATCCATCAATTACGGGTGTTCCTTCTTTATAAATACTTCTTCCAAATTGATCAATCTGATTCTGTAGTTGCGATTGTATTTGATTCAGTTCGCGAACTTGCACAGATTGACCAGGCTGAAATAAAATCCTTACGTAATTTTTATCGCGAGGACTTTTACCACCACTGCCAGATTCATTAAGATAGTCGTCCCAGTAAGGATTACTGCTAAAAGATTTTATTGACATAATTTATACTCTAATTTATAGTTGTATTACAAGTTTAATTTCTTCTGTTTGCTGAGAACTTCGAGTAATAGGTGTTCTATTTTCATAAAATATTACTTCACCAGTTTTACGTTGATATTCGCCATTTCCAATAGAATCATATGCAATTGACGCGTCTACAGTTGTTCCACCTGCCCGCGTGACGATCTTTATAGTTCCACTTGTACTAAAAGATTCTTTAGTAACTAGATCGTTATTATTTTGGTGAAAGTATACGCGGTCGTTGCTACCAGAAGTATCTATATGATCTACAAAGGCTTTAGCACCAGTTGCGTTATCTTCAATGATATCGCCGGGCGTTATCTGACTTGCAACACTTGTAAGATCCTCTGTGCTAGCACACACAAAGTATTTTAAAGCATCGAGCGTTTCAACTTCAGCGTATTTAGTAGTTCCGCCAGAATCAGCACCTTCATCTGTTTTTCTTACTACCGATTCTAATCCGCGCAATAATGATAATTGACGATAAGCAATAATTGCTGCATCACCTTCCAAATCACCTTCCAATGAAGCTTCAAATCCTACGTAGTACGATGGTAAATCATCTGCTGAATTAAAACCAAATCCATTTGGAGGTGCGATGATCACGCGTGCCTCAGCACCGGTTCCGCCTCCTCCACTTATTACAACTGAAGCATCGGTGTAATCTGTTCCTCCACTTTTGCCATCAAATTCTATAAATGTAATTGTGCTATTCGACCGAGTGAAAGTAGCATTTGTAACATCACCTTTATTACCTACGATAGTTATTGTAGGATCTGTTGTATATCCACTTCCTATGTTTGTAACTTTAATGCCATACGCCAAGCCGCCTGTTGCATCTTCTGCATTAGTTTTTGCAGTTCCGCTTGGAAGATCTGTATCACGTACCTTTACGAATTGATTTGTGTTAAAGGCTATACTAGCATTATCAACATCTTGAACATAAGCCCATGTATAATTACTATTGGCTATTCCACTAATTGAACCTGCGTACAGATTTGCCGCATCAGTAGAAGCAGGTTCATCAGAAGATGTCGTGACTGCTCCTAGCCCTTGGTTTACACCTGTAGCTTTATTGTATAAGCACACCCAAAGTTTATCGTTGTGAACTACATAACATGGTTCATAAGAAGTACCGCCGATAGATGTTGGAATAAAACAAGTCGGATCACCTGGATCATACACCTTGTATATTTTGCTTGTTGCCCATGTAATACGAGGGACAACTCTCACCGCTTTATCTGTTGGTACTTTAATAAGTGCCATAAGATTTTCCTTTACTTCTTCTCTTTCACGAATAGAACCGTCTGGAACAGATGGTGCAAAATTAGTTACTGATTCGCCTGTCAATAAATCTGTCCATGGATCTGTTTTGCCAATACCTATATAATAATCAGGTACTAACGCATCGGTTGAAGAGTTTTCTGTAACAATACTCGCTGCGAGTTGTTTACGAAATTCGTCTGTTATAATTGCTGCCATAGTTGTTATTTCTCTTTATGTTATATAGTTTATTTATACGTTTGCGCGCTATACTCGAATACCTAGATTTCTAATTTCTCGATCTATACTGCTATTGTCATAAGTAGTACCATCTCCTCCAGAATCACGATTGCTTAATACATAGTCGTTATTTGTCACAGCAGAACTTGAAGAAGCTCCACTTAAAACCGCTCTTACATAAGGTAAAATTTCGCCACCTCCAAGTACGTTTACTTGAGGAGGCAGCGCGGTAAATGTTAATTCTTGTAATGGTGTTCCATCAGAATCTGAAAGACCAAGATTTAATTCTGTATTCATCGCACCTTTATCTAAGGTGTAATTTAAATATTGTTTAGAACCTGTTACATCCTTAAATTTTAATTGCCCGAGAGCATATGAATCAAATCCTCTTTCTAATACACCATCGTTATCTCCACCATGTAAAATTTCTAATACTACATGGGCAATATAATTTTTTCCTACGTTTATCCAATGTTGTTCTTCTTCAGTGACCGCGTTTGTTGTGGGCGTAAGAAATGCTTCAACGATAAATTGTATAATAGCAAAGTCTTTGTAAAGATATCCTGGCTGATAAGTAGGTATGCCATAACCTGTAGGATTATAAGCTGTGTCTAAAGAAACATCACGGATCCAACTAAAATCTGTTTTATAGTTTGCTCCATCTTCTAAGCGATACAACGCTTGTATTTCTTTTTCTAAATTTTCTTTTGCGGCAAGATAAGCAGAATTTGTCGGATCAGCGATTAACTGTTGTTTTAGTTCATAATACTTATTAATATAGTGATCATCCCATTCGTTATCTTTGTAAAGTTTTAATACGAAAGCAGCGAAAAGTTTTAATCCAGCGGGGTGAGCAAGATTTAAAAATTCATTTCTCCATCGAGTAGAAGATACACCTGATCTTACTTCATAAGAAAAGTCTTGCCAATAATTACTATCCTGCAATTTGTTTATTGAAGAAGCATGGCCTTTTTGATTCGAATAATTACCTGATAGAGGAGAAATTGATTCAGTGAAAGTTGGTGAAAGCAGGTGTGGCACACCAAATACTCCTTCAAGCTCAGCATACGCTGGAGGATTAGCAGTCACTTCCGCGTGTGTTGAACCTGAATAATATATCTTGTAGTTGTTTGACACAGACGCAGTTCCTGTAAGACTAATTACCACAAAATTTTCTACATTGGTTTTTGTTGAATTATACAAAGCTAAAACTTCAGAATCAGATAATTGCTTTCCATATATAGACGCGGAATTAATTAATCCCGAGAAAGGAAAGAATGTAGATTTAGGATTTGCTGTAGCGTCCAAGGCGATCGAAGTAACGCCGACTGGTAATATCTGTGCATTACCAACAGTAAAGTGTGTATTTTCATCAGGTGTCCAATTAAGAAAAGCACCGTCATTAGAAGAAGAGCCAGACCAGATTGTTTCAAAGGCTCCGCCATCTAAGCTAATCGCGACAGAACCATTTCCGCTTGATCTTCCATCAATCTTCATCGTAACCATGTGCCATTTGTCATCAACAATTTTGTTTGTCGTTGAAAATTGTGCAAGAGTTGAATGATAAATCTTAGTAGGTTTCGAAGAAGTTAAACCTTGATATGTTGTAGCCGCCTGTGCTTTAAAAAATCCAATTGAACCATCAGTTTGATCCAACATTATTTCTATTTTCTTTCCTCCAAGATAATCTTGATACGTAAGGTTACCATAATCCGCGGATGACGGTGGGTTTGCAACTCCATGATTAATCTCACCTAATGGCATATAAAATACCTGGCTTAATCCTGTAAATGTATGAGAATGATATGCTCCGCTAATCAATGACTCATCGGTATAAAGAGGATAAAAATAACCCACGGTTCCGGACGTATTCCCGCTACTGCTTTCACCTCGTAAATAATAAACTGCGGGCGATGAACTACTACTTGAAGATCCATAATCTTCGAGTTTAGCAATCATACTATAAGTAAGATCTCCGCCACCTGCATCAACGTAATCATTCTTTTGCACCCATGCTACAAGAGTAATTTCTTCAGTGCTATTTAACGCACCACTTACAGTTCTATTAACAATTCTATCAGCTACTAGTCTTGGCTCGCTTTGAGAGAGCACTGGATTAAATTCAATATTGTTTATGCCGTGTGAGCAGAAATCACAAATGATAGAAGAGTCTGCGTTACTATAACTTGAAATATCAGAAACTATTGTCGATCCCATTGTGTACGATTCCGATATGCCAAAATCGTAATAAGCCTTTAAAGAATTTTCTAAGTTAACTACGTCTGCTAGGCCAGTTGCCGTTTCAATAGTTGAATTAACTAATTCGTAACGAGATATTTGTGCCTTATATCTTGTAGGATATCCTGTACCCGCAGCTTCATTCCCTGTCATGGTAAAAGGACGAGTTGCATTCATATTCGCAGTTACATTTGCATTAGTATCACCTGCAGCAATTGTAGAATCGTCTGAGCAAATTTCTGTTTCGTGTAAATGCATTCCAGCGAGTGACCCTGTAAACCAATTTCGATTTGTAGATGGATTACCATAACTTCCATTATCACCTGCTCCAGATTCGCTACCATCACCTATGATACCAAACCGGCGTGCACCTTGACCTAGTGCGCCAAGTGTTCCGGAATTTGGCGTAAAAACCTGCGCTGCTTCGCCATCCACCCAAAGAATAATTCGAGTACTACTATATGTAACACCTACATAGTGCCAATCTGTATCTCCTAAATTGTACTTGTGTGTTTTACCATAGAAAGATCCTGCAATAGCACTCGTGCTATGATCATAAGCTTTACCATTTGCTGAAATATCAAATGCACCACTAGACCCGAATACTGTCATATTTGTACCAATCGAGGATTCGTTAGAAGCATTGCCAGAAAACGCAAGATATCCATCAGGATTAATCCACAAATTAAAAACTTCAGAACGATCAAAATCGATTAAGGACCAATTAGCTGCACTGTATTGTCCTTCAGTTGCTGAATTTCCATGAAGATTTTTTACCCAACAAAACGCTGACATTTCAGGAAGTCTATTTTCTGTCGAGCCTCCATAATTCAAATTTGTAATAATACCAAACTTTCGTTTTGCATTTGAATATTCATATGCTTTTTCCGAGAAATTAAAATCAGGCGTAGTACGGGTTGTTACATAAGGATTCGTTATTGAATCGTACGCCGAGCCCGTGTCTGTAAGTACGTCTGTATCGTATCTAAACTCTACAGTATTTCCTTGACCTGATAAATCATTAGCATATAGTGAATCACGCGTGTGTGAGTCTTCATCTGCAGGATTTATATAGAATACAGATTCATGAGAAAGCGATGGTCGATTTACAAAATCAATAACCGCACCAATATCACGGTCGGTAAGCTGCACCTGTTTTGTTAACACCCCTTGAAAAGAATCTTCAAGCTCATTAGAATTTATGTTCCAAGTACCTTGCGATAACTTAAACAGCTGGTCTTTTGGATAAAATATTTCAGCTGTTTCATTAAAGAAAAGTTTAAAGAATACTAGCGCTGAGTCTTCATTACCTCGTGCAGAATAATATTGAACTACCTTTTTATAAAATGAGACTTTATTAAACTTTAAAGATGTAGGAAATGTTTTTGCGATTTCACTTTGAATACGTTCTAAAAACATATCAGACGCTGAATCAATATCGGATTCTTTAAGAACACGATTAATCTCATACGAAGGAAGGCCTTTGGAATTTAAATGTTGATAGTAATCTTCGAGAAGACGTATTAAAATATCTGCGTCTTCCCTTTGTTGTTCGGGTATAAGATCATTAACTATCGCCGACTCAGTATTTGGTAGCTGAGACCTACGAGTTGTAACGTATGATTCAATGTAATTTGACATATTTAGTAGCTTCTATTAAACGTGTTAAAGTTATTTTTTCCTGAATCACCAGCAACTGCGACACTATCAATTTCTCCAGTAATTGTCGATGCCGCAACATCAATTGAAAGAAGTGAATTTCTTTTTGCGACGATATCATTTGATCTTGGATAAGATCGAAAGCGAATGGTTTGTGTTACGTCTACCGCAAGAGGAAGAAGTGTAACCTTACCCGTTTCTGGATAAATTGTACCAACACTCGGTGATATACGAGTTTTTATTCCATCGATAAGACGGAATGAATATAGATTTCGCGATGTAGCGTTCAAGGGTTCGTCTTCAATAAAAATTCGTACATTCTTTAGAAGATAACTATCGGTCGAAACCATTGGCTCTGTCTGTGTTACATTAGTACCAAGAGGAACAGTAAAGTTAAACGATAATGCTTGTGTATTATTTAATGCTAAAACCACATTTTTGTAAAGAGATAAGTTTGCGTTTGAAGATGTAACTGCATCGCTATATGTATCAATTAGATTTAAGAAATTAGAATAACGAAATACTCCTTCGAATTTTTCAAGTGTGTTTGTACTATAGTCTCTAATCCTTTCACTTATATTCGCTTCTAACTCTCCTTGTGATAGTGTTGTCACGGCAGAATTATATTTGAAAAGTAAATTTGTATAAACATAGATTATATCAGGATCTACGATAAAGGGCTCAATCGCTAACACCTTCTTCGGTGCTAAAATTGCAAGCAACCTATTCTTTTCAGATGTAGTAAGTGTTGAAGCGCTATGAGGTTTAGCACTAATATAGACTCGGCCGTATTGAGGAGGATCATTGTCTTCTCCACCCCAAACCGAAAGCGATTGTAGATTACTAAACTCTTTTGATATGATCGCGGTGTAATCCGATGCAGACACCGCACGATTCTGTGATATAAACGACAGAGGCGCTTTATGCTTAATACTTTGAACACTTTCTTTTTCTGCACCTCCCGATGATTTTGATAAAGTCGAGATCGCGGTAACTTCAGTAGCACCTAAAGGTGTAGCGCCAGTATAAGTAAATGATTGAATATTATTCGCTGCAATACCCGAGGTTTGTAAATACTCAACCGAAATGATATTACTTCCTTCCAGTTTCTTACCAAGAACATCGTCACCAAACTCGAGTTGGAAATATCCTTGATGGTTTTCATATAAGAAATAAACTCTTGAGTCTACACCGATCGTTGTAAAGTCAGTAAAGCGACTATAGACCGTTGAAGATTGACTATTTTGATTATCAAATACTTCTACTTGTATTTTTTGTGTGTCAATCTGTGGATCAGTTATAACAAACTTCTGATTGTTATTATTTTGATCAACTTCAAACTTCCTCTCAATAAGAGTTCCTTCATATATATCTACGTTTTGAAAAACAAACTCAATAAGTCCTGATGTGGCATTAGATACACCACTTGCACTATACGACTCAAGAGTAATAAAACTATACGTGACACCGTCGACGATTCCAGCGAATGTACTTCCCTTTGGTATTGAAGCTACCGTTGTAGCATTCGCGGATGCATTACCACTCATAGTGAGTTGAACCGTCGCAACCGGAGATGTTACACTTGATGGAGTATATCCAAGAAGCTTTGCACGTGCAATCACGTTTGATCTTACCTGCGCCGAATCAAGAAAGGATTCGTTCAAAGCTACGTGAGCATTGACCGCGTTATAGTGAGTGTTATAGGCGAGGACATCGATAAATGTATTCAGACCAGAACCTTCGAAGTCCCAATCCTTAAACTCAGAATCCTGGCGTTTGAAATATGTCTTAATACTCTCTTTAATCTTGTCAAAGTCGAGTTCCGTAGTATTGAATTGTTTTGTTTGGCTCATTTATTTTATTCGCTCGAGGTAAAGGGTTGTTTCATCGTAAGTATTTGCTATTACCGCAAGATAACCTACCGTGACTTGATAAGCGTTGGCATCGCTATTATCTGATATCTGCACCGTCACATCTGTTACTCTTGGTTCATGCTCTGCAAGAACACGCTTGATCTCTTCTCTCATTGCGATAGCAGTACCCACATCCGCAAGCTCAAATAACAAAGCTGTTACATTTGAACCGAGGTGAGGCTGAAAGGGTCGATCAGTAAAATTCGATAGGACTAAGTTCTTTACAGATTGCTTAATCGCATTCAGATCCTTGATAGGTCTTACATCATAAGTATTTGGATGTATTCGAAAAGAGAAAGGCATATCCGCATATACAGTTTTATTTGTTTGCCGCGAACTTATATTATTATCACTGAATCCATTATTGACAGGAAGAGTCTCTTTATAATTAGGTACCGAATCACCATGAACATGTGCTGCACCAGTCATTAAATCACCGTTCGGCATATAGTGCATACCTTCCGGAGCTGTAGGTAATCCAGCACTTGAACTCATAAAAGAAGTAACCGCGGCTTCACTACTCGTATCAATAGGATAAGAATATAATAGATCTTGGCTTGTATAAGAAGTAGTAGTACTCGAAGATCCAGAAGAACCTGATCCACTTGTACCAGAGGAACCTGAACTGCCACTGCCACTTGATCCAGAAGAACCAGAACTGCCACTCGATCCTGAACTACCACTTGAACCCGAACTACCGCTCGAACCAGAAGAACCTGAACTCCCGCTCGATCCGCTTCCGCTACTTCCACTGCTTCCGTAAT